GCTCGTCATGTCCGCGCTCTTGTGGCCGGCGAGTGCTTGCGTGTTGACGCCTTGCTCATCGTAGAGCCGTAGCGACAGGCTTCGAATTTCGTGAAACGTGGGCGGCGTCTTCCCTGCAACCGACACGGCCGCTGCGTCGCGCGCTTCGGCGAACGCCTGCCCGAGGGTCATGTCCCTGATTTTGTCGCCCGACTTTGCGCGGCCGACTGCCGACGAGTGGTGCACCAGGTAACGGCTGACCGCGGCGTCGCGGCATCGGCCTATAACGTCGCCGACCGTCCATCCGATCTCGTTGAGGCGCAGCGACAGCGGTATGGAAACTTTGGTGCTCCCACCGGACTTCTGCTGCGCCACGAGCAAGCGGCCATCTTTGACCGCGCCGAAGGTCATCGCGGCGATGTCGCCGCGGCGCTGGGCGGTGACGATCGCCAGTTCCATCGCCCTCGTTGCCCATGCCGGCTGATTCGTCAGCGACCAAGCGTGAATCGCTTTGAACGCCTCAAGCGACAGCCTGCCGCGCTGCGTCGCGACTCTTGGAGCTCGCGTTGGCTCAACCGGGTTGGTGGCGCACCAACCGGCTGCCATCGCTTCGCGGAACAGGTCGTTCAGCAGCGATCTGGTTGCCTGCTGGGTGCGTGGCGTGCTGGCGATGGTGGCCAGGTAGGTCGAGACATGGCGCGTTGTCACGGCTTGCACTTGCAGATGCCCGAGCGCTTCTCTGACCGGTCGCAGCCGGCGTCGCGATGTGGCGATCGTTTCGGCCGTGATGTCGCGGGATGCGATCTGGTCGAGGTATTGCAGGCACCAGTCGTCAAGGGTGTCAGGTGCGTCGTGGATCGCATGGACCAGTCGGCGCTCGGTAATCCTGCCCGCCAGCGACATGTAAGCTTCGATGACCTGGGCGATGGCGACGTCCAGTGTCACTCGACCGATACTGATCCGACCGGAAGCCGGCAGGTTTGGCACAAGCCCGCGCACGTCAGCTGGCGGCGCCCATACGTAATAGCCTGGCCGCGGCTCTTCGAGACCGCGCGGCCAAGTGCGGCGGTTACGCTGCCTGATTCCCGCGGCCATAGATCAGCTCCAATAGTTTCGCATTCTCCGGCTCAGGCTTGGCGCAGTACTCCGCGTCCGCCGGCACCCGCCATTCTCGCCCCATGCGAACTGCGCCGGGTATCTTGCCAGCACGGCACCATCTGCGCAGCATCTGGCCGGATGGCGGCGGGTCCATCCTGGCGGCAGCCCAGGTGGCCGCTGGGATCAGTTTCGCGCTCATGCTGCTTCTTTCACCCGTCCAGGAACCGCGCACCCGTTCTCGATCCATATCGGCTGGATGCTGTCCGGCAGCTTGGCCGGCAGAGACTTCAGCGTGGCGAACAGAATGCACGTGTCAACGTCGCCGCTGCTGGCCAGATCGTCTAGCCAGAACAGCAAGTCCTCGCGACCCTCGATGTCGAGCACGTCGACGCGGTCGAGAACGAGCAGCTTCTCGCCGGACAGGTGCGCGATCGTCTCGGCGATCATGGCGTCGACCCGCCACCGCTCGGACTCCGAGAGCAGGGCGTACTGGCGGCCGTCTGCGGTGATTTCCATATCCGACGTGATGGCGACGTTCATCCAGCCAGTCGAGAAGGCGGTATCGACCAGCCGGCCATTCACCGGACCAAGCGCCTCGCCGAGCATCTGGCCCGGGATCCCGTCCGGCGCCAGGGCGGCGGCGATCGTTTCCCATTGCTGCACGTCGGCATGGTGCGTCGCTGCACCCGCGGTTCGCTGGTCGGCCTGCTGCGCGTCGCGCTCTGCGCCCTCAAGCTCACGGAGTATCTTTTGCAGTTCCGAGCGCTGCCGCCTGAGTTCGTCCGTGTCGGCTTTTAGCGCCTCGATTTCCTCCGCGTCCGGCGCTTCGGCAAGACCGGCGTCTTCGATCTCCGCGAGGGCTTGTGCTGCTGCGTCCGCGGCGGCGAGGTCGCGCTTTCCGTTGGCCACGCACCGGCGCATCAGGTCGGCGGCGTCCTGGTACTCGCGAAGCCTGCCGGCGGCGTCGTGATCGACCGGCGGCGGGGATGTGTATTCGACCAAGGCGCCGTCGACGTGGTCGTGCCGGAGAACAACTGAGCAGCTCGGGCAGGTGTAGGTCGGCTCGTCTGGCATTCTCTGCCCGGCCGCTTTGCCGGCTGCTGCGACCTTCGCCTCCCATTGCTTCAGCTCTGCCTCATCACGCTTGATCTTGTCGGCGATGCGCGCGTATCCGCCGGCCTTGGCGCGCAGTTCTGCCAGCTTTCCGGCTTGCTCTGCGGCGCGCTTGGCGCGGCCATTCATGTCGCCGAGGGTGCCTGTGTTGGTTTCGATCTGCGCCTCGATCCGCACAAGCGCTTCCATGGTGGGAGCCAGCTTGTCGTCTGCCCGTTCTTGCTTCGGCGCCTTCCACGTTGCGGCCTTCACGGCGCCATAGGTCTCGCCGGTGATTGCGCGCCATGCGGCTTTGGCCTCGCGGGCCTTGGTCTGTGCCTCCTTGTGCGCAGCGTCGCTTCCAGCGCGCAGATGCGGGGCGATGATTTCGACCTTGGCAGCGTCGCACCCGCGCTCGATCATGCGCTTCGTCACTTCGTGTCCGGTGATCGACAAGCCGGTCAGCGAGAACAGGAACTGCCGGCGCTCGTTGGCATCAAGGCGAGCGAATCGCTGCGCGTCGAGGACGAACGGCAGCAGTTCGGACGGGCGGCGGCTGCCGGTGTGCTCGTGGGCCCCGTTGGGCAGGGTAATCGCCGACTGCCCGCGGTCGTACTCGACGACCGCATACCCAACGTCGGCGCCTTCGGTAACGAGCTGCTGGTAGTTCTTTTTGAGGCTGACGCGCGAGGGCTCACCGATCAGCGCCATGCGTACAGCTTCGGAAAGGCTCGATTTGCCCGAGTGGTTCGCGCCACAGAACAGCGTGACCGGGCGCGAGAGATTCACGTCGACGTCGCGGGCGCCGATGACGTTCTTGGCTTGGATGGCGGTGATTTTCATGACTTGTCCTCACCTTTGTGCTGTTCGTTCCCGAACATCCAGCCCCGCATCCAAGCCTTGACAAGCTCGGCGCGGACGTTCGGGCAGTCGGTCTTCGGCTTGCCAGACTTCCCGGCTTCAACGCCGGCAATGTGTGCGTCGTCAAGCTCCTTCTGGCTGGGTGCATCTTTATCCGGCGCCGGCAGGCCAAGCACTTCGCCTTCGATGGTGCCGTCGTCGTGGTAGCGATCCATTCCTCCGCCGTCGTTGTCGTGGTACTCGTGGCCGAGGTCTAAGGCGCGCTGGTCTTCCTCGCCCTGGATTTCGTCCATTCCCGCCGTGTGACTGGCCTGACCCGACACCACGATGAGCACGTCCGTCCCCTGCGCATCGTAGAAGTCATGCAGCGATTCGGCCGCGCGGCTGACGTTGATGACCGCCTTGGCGCCGCCCTTGATCGTGATCTGCTCGAGCTCGCCCGTTACCGTCGTGCGCCCGCTTGCGGAAATCAGATGGACGGCCATCTTGACGTTGGCCGCAACGCGGTCGCGCAGCCGGTCGATGATGTCGTTCTGCTTGCTCTTGGGCGTCTTCGCCCAGGGTTCCGGCAGCAGCCGCAGTTCGGTGACCAAGGCGCTCAGAAGATCCTTGCCTACCGTGTCGGCGGTCATGCCGAGCACGGCTTTCATTTCTGGTGAGTTCATTGCTTTCTCCTTAACTTTGTCGATGCGGGCGGCAGGCGCGCTGCTTCAGGAGTTCAACCCGCTACCTGTCGCTGAGTTGATCGCTACTCGATCCCCATCGAGCCACGTTCACGCTCGCGGCGCGGCCGGGCCGGCGGCGCTTGCCTTCGCTGTTCCTGCTGCTGCTCGGCAATCTCTGCGGCGCGGGCGCGCGCCTCGTCCTCCTCGGTCCAGTCGCTTTGCGCGGCTGGCTCGGCCTTCGGCATCTGCTGCGGAACCTTCTGCGGCTGCTTCTCTTCTGTGTGTGAGGCGCCCTTGATTTCGCCGGTCGACTGATCGATGCTCGCGCCCTCTTCGGCTGCGCGCAGCGACTCAAGGTCGACGGAGAATTGCCCATCGCTGTCGCGGCGGGCGTCAAAAGTGTCGTTGATTTCCTCTGTGGTCTGCAGGCCCATGCCAAGTTCGGGCGCATAAGCGCGCTGCCAGAATGCGGCCGCGCGGTAGACGAACATCTGGTCCGGCATCGTTTTCCACTTGCTGCCGTTCTTGGCGTCCCACCCCTCGGCGCGGACCATCGCCCACGTCACCCAGATCCCGTCAAGGCGCTCACCGGTGTCGCGCTCGATTGCCCAAGCGCGGCAGCCGTATTCCGCATCACCGGCTTTGCCGCGCCACTCGTACCGAAGCGAACTGTAGCGGCCGCAGACATTTACCGTCGCGATCAGGAACTTGCTCGACCAGCCGGGCGTGCCATGCACGATGTAGAGGTTTTGCATGACCATCAGCGGGTTCGCGCCGATGCGTTGCGCCATGTCCATGGCGATCATGCAGTTGGGCAGATTCCCGAGATACTGCTTTGGCACGAGGTCGGAGCTTGCAAACGCCTTGGATACGCGCTGCATCAGCTCGAACGCCTGCAGATCGAAGAAGCCGGCTTTTACTGCTGGCAGTTGTTGCTCTCTTGTCGCCATTTGGCTTTCGCGCAGCGTGGCGATGGTTGTCGGTGCGTTCATGTAAACTCTCCTTGGTTAGGTTGCTTCTTGCGGTTTCGTTGATAGGCCGCGGCGCAGGGCTTGTGGTAGTGCCAGCGTCGGCGCTTAACGAAGCTCATGTTGTCTGGCGCGTCGTACTGATGGCAGTAGATGCATTTGCGCCAAGCTGCGTTTCCACCATCATTCAGCGCCGTTGCTCTGGCGTGAATCAGGCGGTGGTAGCTGGCGTCAGGGCAGACCAGAAGGTTCTCGGGAGCATTGTTTTTGCGATTCCCGTCGACGTGATGAACTACTGCGCCGGCGGGAAGCCGCTTGCCAAGTGCGCGCTCAGCAACTGCTACGTGGACCAGCTTGAAAAGGGGGCCCCGAAGGTATCCGTCCTTGTCTTGGCAGGTCATTTTCTGTACCTGCACGTGGCAAAGGCTGCACAGTATTTCTCATGGCACATCATGCTTTTTGGGTTGCCGTAGAAGCTGCCAGAATGCACAAGCTTCGATGCCAGTTCGAGAATCCCCGGCGTTTCGTCGTCGCCGAGCAGCACTTGCCGGGCGCCGTGAATCTGGCCGGTCCCGATGCGCTGCGAGGCTGGGGTCTTGGCGGTGTTGAGCCCGATGATTTGGGCAGGCCCGCTGATTCGCTCACCGGATGCGTGCTCGGCGAGAAGCTCATAGACGCCCATCTGAAAGGCGTGTCCCGCCGTCTTGACCAGCCCATCGGAGCCGACAGCGGTCTTGCCGGTCTTGATGTCGCAGATAGCCAGGCCGTCTTCCGTTTCTCGGACACGGTCTGTCGTGCCGGTCAGCGCGATTCCGAGGTCGGTTATCTCGAGGTCTTCGCACAACACCTCAACGGCGCGATAGGTCTGTTTTGGCGCGACCTGCTGACAGTACTTTGCGTGCAGGCTGACGGCGATGCGTTCGGCTTCTTGCGGTGTACTGCCGTCTTCCCAGACGACCTCCTCGCCCGGCCTGTGAATGGTGTCGACGGCGGCGGCAGCGGCTTCGTTACCGCGAGCCGGCGCCTGAAACACTGGAGCGACACGCCGGCGGCGGAGCAGCCGGCGCTGTTCCTCTCGCACAAGACAGAAAGCGCTGCGCCACGCCAGGGCCTGCCAACGCTCTGGACGCTGGACTTCGACGCCTACCTCTACGCGCGAGCGCCTGATAAGTCGACATCGCCATCGTCGGTGCTGAACCCGCTGCTCGACGCCATCACCAGCGCCATTGCCCCGGACAACGCGACCATGAACGCGCAAACCCTCGAAGGCCTGGTCGCCCACTGCTGGATCGAGGGCAGCGTCGAGACGGATGAGGGAACGCTCGGCGACCAGACGGTAGCGATCGTCCCGATCCGCATTCTGGTTTCGTAAGCATTACCAAAGACGATTCATACCCGGCAGCTGTCCGGGTTTCCGCTTTTCAAGGAGAACCACCATGCAACTGATCTTCGGTGCAGGCGATTTTTACGGCGTGCCCCTCCTGGACGCCCAGGGCAACACCATCAGCAACCCGACGCCGATCAAGGTTGGCGCCATGCAGGAGATGTCGATCGAGTTCTCCGGCGACCTGAAGGAACTGCACGGGCAGAACCAGTTCGCGATTGCGGTCGGTCGTGGCAAGGTCAAGAGCACCGGCAAGATAAAGGGGGCGCAGATCCACGGCGCCGCGCTGAATTCGCTTTTCTTCGGCAATGGCGTGACCGCCGGAACGATGATGGCCATCAGCACCGATGCCGTCGGTACCGCGATTCCGAGCACGCCCTACACGATTACGCCGACGCCGCCTGCTTCCGGTACTTGGGTTGAAGACCTTGGCGTTCTGAACTCCAACGCGGTCCCGCTGACACGCGTTGCGAGCGCCCCAGCGACTGGCCAGTATTCCGTTGCGGCGGGCGTCTACACCTTCGCCGCGGCTGATACCGGCAACGTGGTCTACATCAACTACCGCTACAGCTACACGCTCGCCGCCGCGAAGCGCATCGCCCTGACGAATCTGCCGATGGGCTACGCGCCAACGTTTGGCGCCCGCATGCAGACGACCTTCCAGGGCAAGAAGACCCTGGTCGTCCTGGCGTCTGTCGTGTCGACCAAGCTGATGCTGTTCTCGACCAAGCAGGACGACTTCAGCGTACCGGAGATCGACTTCACCGCGCAGGCCGACGCCAGCGGGACGACGCTCGGCGACATCTACGTTCAGGAGTAAGCCGCATGCCAACCGTCAAGCACAAGGGCATCGCCGTCGATTTCGGCGGCGATATGCTCATCATCCCGCCGATGGCCCTGGGTACGCTCGAACAGCTGCAGGACAGCATCAGCAATTTCACCGGCGACGTGCGCAGCGCGAAGCAGGTGGCCACGGTAATCGACGCGGCGCACGCGGCGCTGAAGCGAAACTACCCGGACATCACACGTGAGAAGGTTGCCGAAATGATCGACGTCGGCAACATGGCGGAGGTGTTCGAAGCCGTGATGGACATCTCCGGCCTCAAGCGCAAGGAGCTTGAAAGCCAGGGGGAGGCGCCGCCGGGGGCGGACTAGACTGGCCCGGCCTGTACGCCCACATCATCGCCTGTACGGGATGGACGTGGGATTACATCGCCGAGAGCATCGACCTTCCCCGGCTGCGCGCACTTTCCGAGTATTGGGCAGATCACCCTCCCGTTCACCTATCCGTCGCGGCGTTCGTCGGCGTCAAGTCGCGGCCGTCCGGCGCCGGACAGTCCCATCCGGCAATCGAAGACGCTGCCGAGTTCATCCCGGTAGCGCGGGTTTCCGAAGTTGAGTTTGACGAAATCCTCCGCGCGC